TTCAAACCGTGCATACTGCCTTGGAGTCAAAGATATCTTCACAGGAGTTTGTCAGGAAGATTTTGCTGGATACTGGGACTGTCGTCAGGTGTTTATTGATGCGATGCAGATTGCAATATCACAGGGAATCGCAGGAAGTGATTCACACTTCAAAATCCATACTCCACTGATGGATCTCAATAAAGCACAATCTGTCCTCCTTGCAAAAGATGAACTCAAAGATGAGTTCGAATCCGTGATGGCGAAAACGCATACTTGCTACGATGGAATCCGAGGTGGTTGTGGGAAATGCCATGCTTGTCATTTGAGAGATCGAGGATTCAAAGAATCAGGAATCGATGACCCACTTTGGAAAATCGCAAGTACTAGATGACTGATGTACGACTCAACGCAGAAACTAGACGGCCTCTTAAGAAAGTCACAAGGTAATGAAAACGGATTCCAACTTTCTGCAAAATTCTTTAGGGACTATACATGTCCTCCAATGTGCGGAGGTTGTTGCCGTGTCTTTACACTCGATTTCTACGAAGGAGAGCGTTGGGATAAGTTTAAAAAACTGTATCCAGGACATGTTTCGAAATTCGAAGAAAGGATCTACAAAGGAGTAAAAGTCTTCACTGATGCACAAAGAGACAACAAAACAAACTGGTGCAGACACAGAAATGATGAAAATGGGAGGTGCATGATTCATAGCATGAACCCTCTCAGTTGCGAGTTTGAACTTATTAAAATAACAGAAACTAAAAACCGTCAATTCTTGACTAAAAAATTGTTTGGAAGAGGTTGGGGATTCACACGAGTTGATAGGAAAAAGGGAGCATTGTGTGAAATGACTCCTTTTGATACTAAAAAAATCAGCCGGGATATCGAACTCCTCCAAGAAATGGTCGAACTTGCACAACGGTTGAAAGTCGAAACCAGACTCGTAAACGTAGTCCGTTTCTTGGAAAGGCATTTGGATAAACTTAAAAATGGGATGATCCCTCAAAAGAATATCAACTTCAAATGAATAAATATGGCGATGAGGCTATCGAGAAAGCATTCAGTGAACCTTTTGAAGTCTGGCCTTTCGAAAATAAGAACACTTGGATTTGTATCGAACACCCAGAATACACTGCACTCTGCCCAAGATCAGGATACCCAGACTTCGGCAAGATTGTTCTGGACTATGTTCCTGACAAGCTCGTTGTTGAACTCAAAGCATGGAAACTTTATATCAACGCATTCCGTGAGTTGAGAATTAGTCATGAAAACGTGGTCAACCAAATTGCAGATAAGTTCTTCAAGGAAGTCAAACCTAAGAATCTTAGAATCATTGGAGACTTTACTAGAAGAGGAGGGATTAAAACTGTAGTGACCGTATCCCGCGGAGAAAAAACAGCATGGCCTGAGTACCAAGCAGAACGGCTTTGATGCGTTATGTTTTTGCTAACTTCTGCTCAGGACTCGGAGCTAGAGACATGAAAAAATTCTTTGACCGATGTTCTGAAATACCTGTCGAAGCGGTGCTTATCTCTATCCTCCATGGCAGCGAAGTCAAGGGAGCTATTGATTACGCAAGACGATGCCCTAAAAAAGCAGACTTATGGGTCGACTCAGGAGCTTTTACTATCTGGCAACAAGGAGGTCATATCAGTGCGAAATGGCTCGTTAAACAACTTAGAAGCCTCATGCCGTACCTCAAAGACTTCAGGAATGTCTTCCCTGTCGCCTTAGATGTTATACCAGGAGCAAGAGGACAGAAACCTTCTCAGAAACAAATCAACTCTGCTGTAAAAGAATCTGTGAAAAATGCAGAATACATGATTGCTGAAGGAATGAACGTGGTCCCTGTACACCACCAAGGAGATCCATTGGAAGTCTTCTCACAATATCAGGAAATAGCAGAATACGTCGGAATCTCTCCTGCTAATGATCAATCTATTCCGTCGAGAGTGGAATATGTCAAAAGCTTACTACCTTTGATTGATCTGAAAAACCCTATTCCATGCCACTCATTCGGGAATGTCTCTCCAAAAGTCGTACAAGCATTTCCATTTTATTCGGCAGACGCCGCTTCATGGAAACAATCTATCTATTACGGACAAGATTTCTCCCTGACTCATACTAAAAGATACGTCCGGCAAACAGGATTCTACAAACTCAAAGGAAGATTCCAAAAAGTATCCGTCAGCTTCGAAAGTGTCCGTAAATGCCTCGATTACCAGAAACAGAATGATAACTTCTGGTCTTATAGAAATGTCTATGCATGTGAACCTCAAACTTTTAAAAGAACGTTATGAGCCAAATACGAATAGATATCCAAAATGTCAATATCGAAGATATCTACCCTAATCCGTGGAATCCAAATAAACAGTCCCAAAGAGTCGAAGAAGCAACTCAAGAATCTATTGGTAATTACGGGATGCTCGACCCTATTACTGTAAGACCACATCCTTCTGAAAAAGATAAGTTCGAAATCATAGACGGAGAACACCGACAACGAGCCTGTATAAACCTTGGTATGAAAGAAATCCCTGTCAATGTCATTCATGAACTCTCAGAACAGGATGCTCGTAAATTGACTATCATTGCTAACGAAACTAGAGGTCAGGTTGATAAAATATCCTTGTCTGAACTCCTTAATGACCTCAATAAGGAAATGAGTGCTGATGAACTGATCCTAGGTCTACCTTACTACAAAAATGAACTACAAGACCTTATCAATATGGGTGATGTTGAATGGGATAAGTACGGAATCGGGCCTGAAACATCTCTGCCTCCGCAAGAAGAAAAACTCATGTACAACCTCTCATGCCCCGAAGAACAAGCGGATAACTTCGAAATTAAACTCAAAAACTTCTTGACTGATCACCCTGATGTCAATTTGAGAAGACTATGAATAAGAAACTCTCCTATAAAGGCCGGAGAACAAAACTTAATCACCAAATGCAAAAGAAAATATGTGATATATTAGCCAACGGGAACTACATATCAACTGCATGTGCTGTTGCTAGAATTCACCAAAGCCAATACTTCAGGTGGATGGAAAAAGGAGAACATGCAAAGAGCGGGATCTATCGCGATTTTTACGATGCAGTAAAAGAAGCAGAACAAGTCGCTGAAGTCGCTTGTCTCCACGCAATCAGGCAAGACCCTGCATGGCAAGCAAAAGCATGGGTTCTTGAAAGACGGTTCCCTGAACGGTGGGGTCGCAAAGATCGGCTGGAAGCAAATATACAAGGATCAGTGCAAGTCCAGTTCGTACCTGTTGAAAAGATGACTACAGAAGAATGGAATACGAAAATCGTAAATCCTGAAACTGAAGCTTTACCAGATCCAACAGAGGTGAATTGAGTGATAAAGTTGTTATCAGAACCCAACCTGGGCCTCAATCTGAATTACTTGCCTGCCCTGCAGATGAAATATTCTACGGTGGAGCAAGAGGAGGTGGTAAATCATTCGGGATTCTACTCGACTTCGCATCTCATGCTTTCCAATACCCTAATGCTAAAGGAATCATTTTCAGACGAACATACCCAGAACTTGAGGATCTACAAGACAAGTCCAAAACGATGTATCCCTTGCTTGGAGCAGTGTGGAAAGCAAACAACCGAGTATGGCAGTTTGAGAACGGATCAAACCTCAAAATGCGATACCTCGACAGAGAAGATACGGTTAACAGATACCTTGGACACGAATATTCATGGATTGGACTGGACCAACTGGAAACATGGCCTCTTCAAATCACCTACGACAAACTCAAAGGTAATCTTAGATCAGCAGAAGGAATACCAACACGAATGGTCAGCACTGGGAATCCTGGAGGAGTTGGTCATAACTGGGTTAAAGCAAGATTCGTTGATCCTGCACCTCCAAGAACTCTTATTCCAGATGCACAAGGTAGCACGAGATGCTTCATTCCTGCTCGTTTGCAAGATAACAAAATACTCACAGATGCTGATCCGACCTACATCGACAGACTCAAACAATCAGGCCCAGATTGGCTCATTAAAGCATGGCTTGACGGAGATTGGAACATTGTTGCAGGAGGAATGTTTGATGATCTATGGAGGACTCAAAAACATATTATCGAACCTTTTAAAATACCTGAAACGTGGAAGATTGATCGATCCTTCGATTGGGGCTCAACACGACCATTCTCAGTACAATGGTGGGCAGAATCAGACGGAGAAACAATGCCTCACAGCCATTTCTATCCTAAAGGAACTTTGTTCCACATCGCAGAATGGTACGGATGCAACGGTAAGCCAAACGAAGGGTTGAGAATGTTAGCAACTGAAGTAGGGAGGGGAATCAAAGAAAAGGAATATCGGTCAGGATTTCATGTGCAACCTGGACCTGCTGATCCTTCAATCTACTCCTCAGAGAATGGGACTTCAATAGCTGACGAAATGGGTCGTGCCGGTTGCAAATGGGAACGAGCTAATAATACCCGCAAATCTGGCTGGGAGAGGATGAGAAGGCATATGAAAGCCTCGCTCGATAATAACATGGAAGAAGCAGGAATGTTTGTCTTCGATACGTGCCGTCATTTCATCAGAACCGTTCCATCTCTTCCTAGAGATCAACGTGACCTCGATGATGCTGACACTCATGCTGAAGATCATGCAGCCGATGCTTGTCGGTACAGAATCATGAAAACTTCATCCACAATTAGCCACACCAGATTACAAGGTCTCTAATGAATACCGATGATGCAATTCTGAGTCTCCATCCTTCATACAAGGATCGACACCTCCAATGGATCACATGCCGTGATACATACGATGGAGAAAGAGCCATCAAAGCCATAGAACATCGAGAACAATATCTTCCTCGACTTGGAGGACAAGAAGGTCGTGATTATGAGAATTACATTGCCAGAGCAGTGTTTCATCCTGTTGTTGGAACGGTTATCAATGGTCGTGTAGGTCAAGTTTTCTACAAATCTCCTCAATTTGAAATGGATAACAACATTGTTGAGTGGGGAAACGGAGAAGTCACAAAATTACGACAGAATTTGAATGGTGCAATAAAAACGATTCTCAAGGAAGTTTTAGCAGTTGGTCGTGTTGGAGTCCTTGTGGATATGAACCGTGAAGGTGGAGAACCATACCTGTGCATCTACAAAGCAGAAGACATTACAAATTGGTATCAGGAAGATGATGGAATAACGCACGTAACCTTATGTGAATATCCTGTTGAATCTCGAATCGAAGATGATGGCAAATACGTATCTGACATTGTGAAACAGTATCGGCATCTGATGATAAATGATGAAGGTCGTTACTCCCAGATCGTTTATCGAATGATCGAAGGAGATTTGTTGGTAGTTGATGAAATTGAACCTACTCAGAACGGAGTTCCACTTGATTTCATTCCATTCACATTCATCAACAGTGCAGACATCTCTCCCATGTGTGACAAACCACCTTTGCTTGACCTCGCAACATTGAATATCTCACATTTCCGTAATTCAGCCGATTATGAGCAAGTGCTACATATGCTCGCAGTTCC